TCCTCTTTAACTGAATCATTTGCTGAAATAGGTTCGAGTGATGATGCTTTAGAGATACCTATAGGACAATGTCCTAATATCCATGTAAAATTAGGAGATAAACAATATAAAGACCCTTATATTATTAAAACAAAATTTTATATGAAAGATTCATTAACAGATATATATTATTTACAATTTTATATTGACCATAATACTAAAAAATTATATTCATCAACATCAAATAAAACAGCAATAGCAAATTATAGTAGAGCTGATGGAGTTACATCATGGTATTTAGAAAGAGAGCATTTTAAAGATTTTAATGAAATAAATAGTTATGAATCTGAGACTATGGTTTCTCAAGAAGATGCTACAAAAGATTCAAATTTAATAGCAAGATATAAGACATCTGTTATTGTAAATAATAGATTATATGCTGGAAATATATATCAAAATGGCAAAATATATGGAGACAGAATGTTAAAATCTCCTATAGGTAAATATAACTTACTACCAGCATCAAATTTTATTGATGTTGCAATTAATGATGGAGATGAAATAACAGCTTTAGCATATTATCAAGATAAATTGCTTCAATTTAAGAAAAGAAAAGTATTTGTTATAAATACATCAGGAGATTATGAATTTTTAGAAGAAACATTTGATAATGTTGGAGTAAATTTACAAGCATCAGTTACAACAACTCCTTATGGTATATGTTGGGCAAATAAAACTGGATGTTATTTATATGATGGTAATAAACTTACTAATTTAATTGACAAAGTTATCGCACCAACAACAGAATATGATTCAGTAGGAACAAACTATTGGCTAGCAAGCGCATCTACATTATCCAATATGCCAACCTTGGCTTACTTAGAAGTAAGAGATTCAATTATATTGAAATGGTCAGCTGAAAATTATCCTGGAAGTGGTGTGACTCCAGATTCAGCTTCATATCATTTTGCAACAAAATCTTGGTCATATAATGTAAGAAGCATTATAGGGGATACAGCTCAGGCAGTTACAGGAAAAACATCTAATATGATAAGTGATTCAAATGGGGATGTTATATACTACAGAGGACAGGCAGATGCTTATGATGGTATAAAGAAATGGAGTCATGGACCAACAAGTGTTAATCCATCTGGCGGAACTGCTCTTAAAACATTTTTCTGGACATCAAAAGATTTTACTTTTGGAGATATTTCTGCACGTAAAAAAATACATAAAGTTTACATTACATATAAATGCAGTGCTGATTCAAAAGTTTTAGTTAAAGCTCAAGTGAATGGATTGAAAAATTTTGATGGCTCTCCAATTGATTTTGATGCTTCTACAAGTAAATTTGCAGGTACAGCAGATACTGCATGCTATCATGCCTCAAATGGATTACTAAGTACAGGAGATGTATGGAAAACAGCTGAACTTAAATTTGATACACCAAGTGAAGTAAATAATATATATTCACTTCAATTAAGATTAGGAGCTTCATCTAGCATAAATGTTGATTTTGAAGTAAATGATATATCAATAGTATATAGAACTAAAAATATTAAATAATGGCTAATTTGCTCCATATAAAGGGTTCAAGAACAAAAGTACTGAACACCTTTCCTACAAATACTTTTGGTAAAGAAGGAGATATTGTTATTTCCAGAATATCAGGTAAAGGTGTTTTTCTATGTACTAAAGCTGGTGGTATGTGGTATGTTGCAAATAAAATGCAAGAATTAAGGAAGTATGAAGATATATCAATATCGAACTTAAAAACAAATTCACTATCTATAAATAAATTAATCAACGCAGATAATAATACAAATCAAATACTTGTTAATGATTTTGGTCTTATTAAGTATAGAACAAATAAAGAAATTATTGATGATTTAAATATATTTGAATCTATTAATTACAAAACAGCACATTGTAGCTTAGGCCAGTATACAGATAAAGAATCTTGTGAAGCTGGAGGTGGTACTTGGTATTATTCTGAGAATGATTCTCACGATAATATTAGTAGTACAGCTGAAAATCAATTATTAACAGTTGGTGAATCAATCGGTAATTTAGATGCAGAGCCTACATTATTATATGATAGTTCAACACTTGAGATTAAATATAACTCAGATTATGATGATAATTGGCAAACATCTGCGCAAACAGATTTATTGAAATTAAGTTATGGCACTAAAAGTACTGCTTTTAATTTAGCTGCTGGTGGAGATTTTACGATAGATTGTTCAAACGATATAATTTTAGATGCTGTTACAAATATCTATTTTCAACAAGGAGCAACGACTAATCGTGCTAAATTTACATTTCCAGTTGGAGCTAGTCAGCTGCTTATGTATAATCCTCTAGATTCAGGAGATTTTTTTCAAATTTCAACTATAGCACATGGAAAAACTACTATATCAACAACAGATAATGCTGCTGCAGCTGCACATTTAGTTTTAGATGCTGATGGAGATATAATATTAGACCCTAATAGTGGTATAACAAAATTTTATAGAGGTGGTGATGATGATGATTTATGTACTTTGACTGTTGGAGGAGACGGGACCACAACAATAGCAACAGCAGATTCAGATGGTACTAATGGTCATTTAACACTTGCTCCTGATGGTGATTTAGTACTAGACCCTGCAAGTCAAAAGACAATTATAAATGCAACTGATGGATTGTACTTTGATGGTGGTGGAGATACTTATATATATGAAGCATCGGCAGATAATGTTAGGCATATTGTTGGTGGAGATATTTTACTAGAATTATTTGAATATGGTGCTGATGGTAATACCACATATTTTAAAGATACTTGTGCAGGGTTTACACAATTAGAACCTACTTATGATGCAACTAATACCTTAGTTGATTTTAGGCATTCTAATAAACAGAACTTAACATTTGGAAGTGGAAGTATAACAAATCTAAATTTTTATTTTCCTTTAGTTTCAGGGAATTTTGTATTACTTATAAAGCAAGATGGTACAGGCAGCAGAACTATTACAAACTATAGAGTTTATGAATTTGATGAGTCATCAGCCGATGGAGTAAATTCAGTAGTATGGGCAGGTGGTTCTGCTCCAACATTAACAACAGATGCTAATCATGTTGATATATTATCATTCTACTGGGATGCTGACAATGAAATAGCTTATGGCGTAGCAACATTGGATTTTCAATTTTAATGGCTTTTAAAGATGATACATTAGAGTTTTTTGATAGCAAGATAGTTGATGTTAATCAAGCAGAAATAATGATGGATTGGGAAACACCTATAATGGAGAAAGCTGCAGAATTTATATGTCATAATAAAGGTGATATATTAGAAATAGGATTTGGTATGGGAATTTGTGCTGATTATATACAAGCACAGGGTGTTAATTCTCATACAATAATAGAAATACACCCAATGATTCTTGAAAAATTAAATATATGGGCAGAAGGAAAATCAAATGTTACTGTTATAGAAGGCGACTGGAATGATGTGGCTGGATTATCTACTTATGATGGAATGTTTATTGATACTTATGGTGATGAAAATTGGAGTAAATTTAAACCTTTTGCATTAAATAAAGCTAAAAGTGGAGCTAAGATAACATATTGGAATAACTTTAATGAAGAAAGAAATGAACATTCATTTGATTCTATATCATTTGAGTCTATCTCAATATCTCCAGATTCTAATAGTTATATGAATCAAAATACTTATTATATGCCAAAGGTAGTGCTGTAATGGCAACTATATATGCACATACAAATGACGGATTTGTAGCAAGATTTAATCAATCAAGCTGGTCTAATGCAAGAGCAAATACAGCAGGAACAAATGTAAGCTCCACAGGAACGAATAGCACTATAGGAATTTCAGCATATAGAGCATCAGCAAGAGGCGGTGGTTATGCTTTTAGCATTTATAGGTCTTTCTTTTTCTTTGATACATCAGGAATTTCAAGCAATGTGTCTGAAGCAACATTAAAAATTCGTGGTTCAGCTTTCACAACAGGAGATATAATTGCTGTAAAATCTAATTCAGATATAGAAACTTTAGGAACAGCAGATTTTGGCTCAATAGTAGGATGGAATACAACGACAGATGGAAGTGGTGGCGGAGATAATGAAAGTAATGTTACTAAATATTCAGCAGAAATATCAACTTGGGATGGAACTGATTATAATGATATAGCACTAAATGCACAGGCATTAGCTGATATGAGAGATGATGATAAGGTTTATATAGCTTTAGTTAATTTTGATTATGATTTAAAAGATGTTGCACCAACAGATACTACTGGTAGAAATGGTTTGTATTATACAAATTATACAGGAACAAGTAGAGACCCATATATTGACTATACATTAGCACCAACAGCAACAGACAATTCAGTATTTTTTGGGTGTAACTTTTGAGATTTGTTTATGAGAAGAAATATTAATATATTTAAGAGCTGGAAAATAGGTAAAAAGGAGTAATAAAATGGCATACAACCCATATGCAGTAGCAGATACTTTAAGTCAATTGCAGCAAAGTGGATTAAAAACACAAACTGCAAAAAGAGAGTCCGATGTTAAAATATCAGGACAAAAAAAACAAATGGAAAAATTAATGATGAAAGAAGTTCGTGAGGCTGAAAAAAAGGCTCAAGCAGCTCTTGCTAAAAAAAAGAAGAAAAGCAAATGGGGAGGTATACTTGGAGGAATTGTTTCTTTATTTAATCCTATTGCTGGTGCTGTACTATCTGGAATATCTTCTGCAAGTCAAGCAAAATCAGGAGCAAAACATTTACTCTCTCAAGCCCAACTTGCAAAAAAACATGCCATGAATATTGACCCTAGATGGCAGAATACATTCCTAGGACAAGGAGCAGAAGAATATCTAACTCAAGCTGAAAAAGGTTATGGAGATTTAGTTTCACAAGCACAAGACGCACAAATGAATTTTGGAGATTTATTAAAAACAGCAACAGTATCTGGAATAGGCTCATATGCTACAGGAAAAGCTTTGTCTGGTATTGGAGAGAATATAAAAGCAGCAAAAGGAATAAAGGAATTAGGTTTAGGAGGCGCTGGTACTGAAGGTTTTGTTGGACCATTGCCCGAAGGAGCAACTACAGATATAATTAGCCCTACTTTAGATGCTGGAAGTCTTGATATAGCAGGATTAGCTGACCAATTTGGAATAGATGAAACTATAATGTCAAAATTATTAGAAGCTAAGGCTCCAGGACTTAGAGGTATATTTGAAGGAGCTAAAGGAATAGGAAAACTAGGACAAGAAAATATTTTTCCAGGAGATAGTGGAGATATATTAAAAGGATTATTAGCAGCATTAGGTATAGGAGGTAATAAATAATGGCATTATTAGAAGATATATTAGGACAAGTAGAAGGAATGGGTTTTGGAGCTCAAGATTATATGGGTTTAGCCAATTTAACTCCTGAGACTATATCAAGTAAGTTGCAACAATATTTTGGATTAACTGGACAAGATATACCAGCTCATATGTTTCAAGGAATATCAGCAGATGTTCTTCGTTCTGGATTAGGAAAAACATATTCCCCTCAACTAGCGGCTACAGGAGATTCAATGCTATCTCAATTAAGAGATACTATGATGGGTCAAAAAACTCGACAAGCATATGGTGGTTTTGCAGGTTCAAGTGCAGGAAGAGAAGCATTTTCATCTGCTAAAGATGTTTATGGTAAAGGGATGACTGATGTATTAGGACAAACATCACAACAAAGGCTTCAAGGTTTACAGAATGTTCAAAATCAAATAAATCAATGGAGAGATACTGCTTTAAAAATTAAAGGCACTATTTAATAATTAAGGAGTTTTAATGGCTAAAAAACCAGATATATTTTCATATGGTGCAGCAGAAGGTGTTGGAAAAGATTCTTTTGCTGATATTATAAATTTAATCAATAGCTTTGAAGCAGCAGGACAAAGAAGCGAAGCAAGATTATCCAATAAAAGAGATATGATTATCACACAGCTTGATACTGCTAATTCATCTGATGATGTTGCCAAACTCTCTAATTTAGTATCATCATATGACAGGGATGCAAAAAACTTAGGATATGATGAATATAGTATTGGGAATACATATCAAGATAAAATGGATGCTCTTAATCGAGCTGATACATCATATGAGCAAGCCAAAGCTTATCAAAATGAAAATCTTGGCGATGAGGATGCTTTATATGACAAAATAATGGGAATGAGTTGGGGTGAAGCAAATGCAGAAATTGCACATCTTAATGGTATATTAGATGGTATGGGTGGCGGTGCTGCTTATAAACATGCATACAAGCCAAATAGTCAATATACAGGCACTTCTTTAAGGAAATCAATAACTACAAGAATAGGACAAATCCAGAATAAAATAAATATATTTGAAGAAAATCAAGGAGATTTTTTAGTATATAAAGAAGATGGTACTTTTGATGAAGTATCTCAGCAAATATATGAAGATTTACAATTTAAAGTATTATCAGGAGATACACAAGATTTTGATACAGAATTTGAAGAAATGCATAAATATGCAGGGAATCAATATGACAAACAAGAGAAATTATATCTTGCATGGGAATCAGTGAGACAACAAGTTGCAAATAAAAAAGATGTTAGTGTATCTGCTTTTGGGCCTGAAATTGAAACACAAGTAAATATTGAAATGGATAGAATACAACAAACTAAAGATGACCTTTTAGACCCAGGATGGATTGACGAAAGAGTAGCAGATGCTCAAAATGCTGCAGATAAATACAATAGACAATATCAAATTTTAACTGGAGATAAAAGAGCAACTAAATCTCCTTGGGATAAAGAAATTCCTCCAGATGAAGGTGATGGAAGTGGAATGCCTGGACTTGAAGTAACAGACCCTGCTAGTATGACTGGCAAAGGAAGCGTAGTAGAAGATGCTGTTCGTGGTTCTAGATTTTTTAAACTTCCTGGATTAGATAAAGGTGAGTCTATCATTAAAGAACTTGGAGAAAATATTACTGATGATGAATACAATGAAATACAGCAAGAAATTAATGAAGGCAATTTAGATAAAGAAGATATAAATAAAATTGAAAAAGAGTATAATGTAGATTTTGAAAAAACTGACCCTGTAGGTGCAGCAGTAACAGAAGAGGAGCAAATATCTGAAGAAACATCTGATGCTGAATATTGGAAAAGTCAACAAGTAGACCAAACTGCTGATGTATCATACTGGGAAGATTCTGCTAAAGAGCAAGGGGATTCTTCATATTGGGATAATATTGGTGACAAGCTAGCAAAGGATGATTCATTTTGGAAAGATGTTGGTGGAAAACCAAGTAAAGATGAACTTAAATATTGGGAAGATAAAAAAACTGACCAAAGTGCAGATTTATCATATTGGGATAAATATAAAGCACCATTACAAACAACAAGGGATGTAGCTCTTATTGGCGGCGGTGCAGCAGCTATGTTTCCAGAACAAACAAAAAAAGCTACACAAACTATATATAATAAGACAAAAAAAGCTGCAAGTTGGGTAAAAACAGCTACTAATTTCAGTGCAAAAGATACTGATAAGCTTATGAAGCTTCAAAATCAAGATAAGACAGTAAGAGGAACAATGAAATCTATCAATAAACTTGAAGATAAGCTTGAAAATACAAAAGATAGTAAGAAAAGAGCTGATATTAAAAAACAAATAAGCACAAGAAAGACAAACCTTGTTGATGATATATCTAAAAAAATGAATAAAGACCCTAAGGATGTTTCGAGAATGATGAAAAAAGATAATTTATCTAAATGGAATATTGTAAATGTAAAAGATAACTTAACAAGAAAATTACCAAAGAAAGTTGCTGATATTGTTTATAAAGTTAAACCTGTAGCAAAAGTAGGAGCTGGCGTTGGTTTAGGTATAGGACAAGTAAGAACAGGTCAAGCTGTTGCTGATGCTTTTGGATTAGATTTAGGAGAAGGATTTATTCCTGATGTTGCTGAAGCTGCAGTAGGCACAACAGCTGCCCATCAAGCTGTAAAACAAACAACAAAAAGATTTCTTCCTAAATTAGGGAAAATGTTAGTAAGCGATAAAGGTAAAGAGTTTTTAATTAAAAAATTAGGAAAAAAGGCTGTTGCTAAAATTGGAACAAGCGTATTAGCAGGAGGAGGTATCGCATCACTTGCAACTGGAATTATAGGGTTAGGTCTTACTGCTCGTGATATTTATAAAGCTGTTACCGAGTTTGAAGAATAAGCTGACAAAAAATGTCTAAAATAACAAGTATATACGATTTTACA